CACCTAAAGAACTGGAGTCACCGGGGCCACATGTGGGTTCCGAAATAACTCTTAGGGGAATTGATGGCAAAAGCCGATACGCAAGTTACGAAGGTTGCTACTATTCGCGGAACCCTACTCCGCCCTGGTGTGAGTAAGAACAACCGCCTTTACACCGCTGAGAACATTCGCAGCGCCGCTGAATCAGCTACGGCTGATCTTGCAGCGGGGAAGACGCTCAACATGTACACCACGCATGACGCCGCTGAAAAAGACGACGTGATGAGCCTCGTGGGACGATTCACCAACGTGTGGCAGGAAGACGATGGATCTCTTAAGTTTGAGGCTGACGTTCCCAACACGACGACTGGTCGCGATTACGCCGCACTCACTAACGGTGGATTCCAGCGCACCATTTCTATTCGTGGTGGATGGGGCGCAACGCCAACCATCGAAGACTTCAACGGCCAGAAGGTACTGACGGCCTCCACTCTTCGCCTTGGTGGTGCAGATGGAACAGCTTCTCCTGGCGTTACCGGAGCAACGATTGAGGGCATTGACTTCTTGGAGTCGGAAGGCAACGTGGATCCCACTACCTTCATGGACATCACCGAAGCAGTTGAAGTGGTAATCGAGCCATTCACTGAAGATGTAAAGGACGACGAATCTTCTACCACTCATCTTTCCGAGGAATTGGTCGAACGAGTTCTGGACGCCATGTCTGAAATCCTGGAAGCCGACGATCCCAAGAAGCCCTACGGAAATGTCACCTACGCCGACCCCGGCTATCAGGCTGACAAGAAGAAGCGCTATCCCCTCGACTCCGAACAGCACGTCAAGGCTGCTTGGAGTTACATCAACGTAGCGGCTAATGCCTCTAAGTACACGTCAGCTCAACTTTCCCGCATCAAGGGAAAGATCAAGAGCGCGGCGAAGAAGTACGGTATCGAAATCGCTGAGTGGTATGAGGATCTTGTTTCGGGAATCCTAGAGACCCTCGAAATCGCTGGCATCAGTGAAATGTACGCCTCCATGAACATCTCCAACGGTGACGGAAGCGTCCAGACAACTGGTTACGCCAACGACGGAGCGGACCTTCTGAAGGTTGCTCACCGCATTGCTCTTGCAGCAATCATGGGGATGTACTTCATTGACCCCGACCAGGACGGCGACGTAGACATTCTACCTACGACTGATGTTCCCGATGCCGCTCCTGATTCCGACGAATCAACAGAAACAAACGATCAACTAACCGAAGCAGGACAGAAGACCAACTGTCCGGCATGTGGAAAGAACGTAAGTTCGCTCATTCCTCTGTGCCCGTACTGCGAAGGTCCAATATCTCAGGTGGAGTCAGCCGACGACGCCGAGGAAACAACCAATAAGGAGAAGGCTGAAATGTCTGAAACCAACACCACGGCTGAAACGGCTGACACAGCACCCGCTACCGAGTCTGCACCCGCCGCCCCAGCCATTGACTACAAGGCTCTTGCCGCCGAGATGCTCTCTCAGCAAGCTGTTGCCGCTGAATCTGCTGCCAAGGAAGCTGCTGAACTAGCTGCTATCGAGGCCGCAAAGCCAGTCGTTTACTCTGCCGAGGAAGTGCAGGCTCTTGTAACTGCTGCGTCCGAGACAGCAAGCGCTGAGGCTACCGCCAAGGCACTTGATGAGGCTCGCCGTTCCGGCAAGATTGACCGCACTGGTTTCGCTACTGAAGCCGCTGCACCCTACTACGAGGCAATCCAGGAATCTGACGAGGCTCAGGCCACGTTCCTTGGCAAGCTCAGTACTGCTGAACTTCAGAAGCAAATCAGTGCTGTTGCATCCGATGACCGCAACCTAATGGCTTTCGCACCGCGCTTTGCTGCGAACAGCCGCTAACCCCAAGGAGACAATAAATGTCTGATTATGTACAGGAAGCCCTGGACGCTGCGGGTTCTGCGGCACTTGTCCAGAAGAACATCTCACCGATGTTGCTGGAGTACGTACGCCGTTACTCACCGCTCGTAGGAATTCTTCCTACTGAGAAGTGGTCATCGTCTGTGTACTACTTCAACACCCGCACCTCACTCTCTCAGGGTGGCGCTGTGGTTGACGGTGGAGCTCGCGCTGTGTCGTGGAGCACCTACGTGCAGAACAACTTCCAGATGAAGCACTACCAGATCCTCGGAGCCGTTACTGGTTACGCTGAGGCTGTCACTGCTCAGACGGTTGGTTCGCTTCGTGCCAAGGAAATGATGGGTGCCTCTAAGTCACTTGGTTTCACCATTGAAACCTCGTTGCTCTGGGGTGCTGGTACGCCAACCGCGTACGGTCCTTACCCCGAGTTCGACGGACTGGACGTTATCTGTTCAGCGTTCTCCACTGCTGCGACTGGTGGCCCAAACCCCGGTCTTGGCGCTGGAACCATCGACAACTACGGTGGCGCAACGACATGGGGTATCCCTACCTTCGCCCCTTGGGTGCAGGGTGTTGACCAGAACGCTATCGACGCTTCTACCATCAACAGTGGAAACCTCACGTACGGTATGCTCGACCTGCTCATGACTCTTGTTGAGTCGAACGTAGCGGAGCCAATCACCAACGCTGATTACTTCTTGCTTTGCTCCCCTGGAGCCGAGGCTCGACTCAGCCAGTTGGCGTACATCAACCAGCGTTTCTTCAACACCGTTGAAGTTACTCCTGGCTTGATTGCTCCTACCTACAAGGGCGTTCCGATCATCAAGACATCGTTCCTCTCGCCTCGCACCTACGTGTTCCCAACGGTCACGGCGACGGCAACTGGTACTGGTACCTTGGCTGCTGCGTACAAGTACAAGGTCTCGGCCATCGTGACGAACTTCGGTGAGGTCCAGGCATCTGCGGAAGCAAGCGTAACGCCTGCCACGTCCGCTGTTAACCTTGCGTTCACAGTACCTACGTTCACGTCAGAAGCATTGACGCCAATCCACTACAAGGTGTACCGCACCGCACCCTCTGGCGCAGCCAACTCCGAGACCCTTCTGGGTATCGTTCCTGCTGCGTTCACCGACGCATCCGGTAACTCGTGGACCACGACCTCCATCGTGGACAACGGTGCTGCGCTCGTTCCTGCTAACGGTTCGAACGTTCCTGCCTCGGCTGCAACTCCATCAACGTACCTCTACACCAACGCTGGGCTCAAGCCTTTGACGAACGGTGCAGAGAACATCTACCTGCTCTCGCGTAGCGCGGACAACATTGTTCGTCCTGTTGTGCGTGACTTCACCCCAATCGACGTGTACCCAACCACTGGAGCGCCTGACGCCTTGCCGTTCGCTATCCAGACGGACTGCACGCTTGCCGTACGAGCACCGAAGTACATTGGTCGCCTCGCTAACGTTAACCTCGCGATTGACGCAACGGCTGGAAACGGTCAGGTACCTACTCAGACCAGCTACACGCCGGACCCAGTAGTTATCTAGTCCAACAACACTAAGTCCCCGGTGGGTGTCTCGAAAGAGAATCCTCCCTCGCCCACCGGGGGTTTGGTTTGTAACGTTTCACAATCTAAGGGAGAATGATGAAGCCTGCATTCGTCAAAAAGAATACAGAAGGCGGAGCCGCTGGACTTGACTGGGAAGCCGGTGAGGTTAAAGCGATCAACCCCTACCTTGCTGATGAGCTGGTTAGGTTGTCCCACGGTGACTATGAGATAGTGCAGGAAGGCGAGTTCACACCGCCCGCACCAGTTCACAATCACCAGGGTACCGAGTTCCTTCAAATGGAATCTAATGGTGCCGGGATTAACATCCATCGGCAAGAAACTTCAGTTGCAGAAGTCGAAGTAGAAGGATCTACTGAGAAGAGTACGGCAATTGCCGCACGGCTAACAGATGGGTCCGACAAAACGGTGAAAAAAGTTGGCAGACCAAGAAAGACGCCGGAGCATTCCTCCGCTGAATAACTCAACGGAGTAGCGATGACAAACTTTCTTGATTATTCGACCGACTGTCCCGACTTTAGTTTTCGTCCTCTCGCTACAGTAGCCGATCTTCGCAAACGTTGGCCTGCACTATGCCAATCAAAAGAAGACGACACTCTTTACGCGGCCCTTGTGGACGCTACGAGAGAGATCGAAGACCGCACCTCACGTCGCCTAGCCCCCTTCGTAGGGCACTTGGACGAACTTGGCATGACTGGTATCAACCCTAACGAATTGGGTGGTGGCAACAACATGCCGACCAGTCTCCAAGGATCTTTGGGTATGTCATACGCGAGCTCTCTAGGCATCAACAGTCTTATACGTCGCTTTTGGCTCAACGAATATGCTCCTCGTTACCCAGAAATGTGGGAATATCAGGTCACCGAGATGAAGGTTTTGACTACATATGGGAACTGGCAAGATGTCAGTGTCCAAAGTGGTAATGTCATCGACATTGAAAAGACCAATGGCTTTGTATGGCTAGAGATCGGATTGTTCGCCCCCGAAGAATCTCGCATTCGCATCGTTTACAGCGGTGGATACGTCAACGACATTCCGGGTTCACTCCAGCGAGCTTGCCTGCTTCAGGCAGTTCAGTTCATCATCCTGGAGTCCGAGCCACAGCAGCGAGCCAACATGAGTATTGACGAACTAGAACGTCAGATAACGAAGTTGGTCGCCCCCTGGGTTAAGGGATAATGGCTCCCCTTGAGATAAAAGGCTGGGACGCCGTACGCAACCATTTAGGACGCTTTCGTAAG